CCCAGGTTTCCCCGGGCGGAAAAGGACATCCTGTCCTTGATGGTACTGCCGTAGCGATACGGCCACACTTAGGAGTTTAGCAATGTCTTTCACATACTTGGACACGAGGAATAGTAACTATCCATTCCCGTCAAACCCGTATATCAAGTTTCTTGATTTCGGATCAGGCCCCTCTTACTACCGAACTACTTGTGTTACTTATAACGCAAAGTATAAGGTCGGTGAGAAGCGTCCTAAACCTGAAGGTGATTTTATTCCACCCACGGCTTATGAGTATCGTGATGAACAAGGCGCCAGAGCAGCTTGGGATAACCCCTACCTCTTTTGGGTAGAGCCTAAGCCGCCCGGGATCGGTCGTGTGGAATACACGTCCCGACCTCGATTATCTTACCCCAGTAAACTCTGGGGGGTAATATACTCCTATCAATGTGACGCGGTTGAAGTTGGATCTCGTAACAAGGCGCTTTCGCACCTAAAATCGGGAAAAGCTTCCTTGGGTTTAGCTTTCGCTGAGCGCAAGAAAACTGCAAGCATGTTTGAAGAGTGCTTACTCCGATCTCGAAATGCAGTCCGTAATCTCAAAGCAGGTCGCCTCACGGCGGCTATGGATGAGTTTGGCTTAAACCCCAAAAGGGGCCTTAAGTCCAACTCTAAGGAGTGGGCCAGCTTGTGGCTTGAGCTACAATATGGCTGGATGCCTACTGTCAACGACGTTAATACGGCCGTCAAACTCCTAGCGGAGAAAGACGCGGAGGATCAGAAGAGATATACTCTGTCCTCGATCGGTAAATTTGAAATAACCGATTCCGAGTCAAAAACTGTAGTCATCAAGGGTGGTACACCCTTCACTTCTTATTCCAAGCAAGAGGTAACCCTTACGGAAGAAAACTTCCGTAGGTGGTATCACAAGACGCGTCTAGATGCCTATGTTGACAACAGTCTCCTCGGAGACTTAAGTCACTTCGGTTTCATCGATGCTTCTGCGATTGCTTGGGAGCTTGTCCCGTTCAGCTTCCTTGTGGATTGGTCGTTACCTATCGGTAACTACTTGTCCTTATTGGATGCTTCTTCGGGGTTAGCTTTCCGTGCTGGGTCTAAGACACTGAGTACAGAATTCCTTAGTGGAACGAAGAACTTCAGTGCTAAATACCCACCAACCGAGTCATTTCGGCCATCGTCGTATAGAGATTTCTATACTAAACGTGAAGTCATTGGCTCTTTCCCTATGCCCGGTCTCAGATTGAATCGAGATCCGGTTTCCGTAACCCGAGTCCTCAACGCTGTCGCGCTGACAAGACTCGCCTTTAAGAAAAGGTGACCATTATGGGTCAAATTACTACCATAACTCTCAATGATGCTGAGAGCACCCCCGTTGCACACGTCTTTTTACCACGTAAAGTAGTAGGAGACGTTGCGCATTTCGTCGAGAAGTCTGACTCACGACCAATGGGTTTTAAACCCTTGGTTATGAGCCACCGCTCGCCCGACTCTGGGAATGGTTCGAGTGTCGTTCGTGACCGCATCACCTTATCCATCCCTGTTGTTGAGACAGTGGATGGTGTAGATACAGTTGTACGTACCGCAGTCTTTGACTGTGAATTCCGTACTTCCGTTGCGGCCACAGAGCAGGAACGTGATAATCTTATCACTATGTCTGTCGATCTTCTGACAGATACCCTGACTCGCGACATGGTTGTATCTGGTAACAACATTTATTAATTTGTTACTAGTACTCCTATCCTTGGTTGCGTTTATTATCGCACCGAGGTATCTCAAACCAGCAATCATGGTTTTCGCTATGGTTGCATTTGCTTATGAGGCTTTCGCCCATGAAACAATTTCAGAGAAAGAAACAGCGGTTAGTCTCTCGACAACCACTGAACCTAAGCTTCGATATCCCGCGGAACATTATTGCTTCGTTGGGGACCGAAATGTCAAAAAGTCTTTCGGCTTCACTAGAAGCTGGAGACTTTGGTGCGATTGTATCTGCATCCCTGGACCCGATGGTCTATGGGAATGCCGAACATTTTCGCCGGGATTACCTCGCTGTGAACCTACTGCGGAAGGCTGATTACCTTCCGTTGCAGGTCGACCGGCGTCAGGTTGCCCTTGACACTTTCTTTGAGGCGGAATACATTTGTTGTACGACTAATCAGTACTTGAGGTCTCCTGAACTGCGTAAAAACCAGTTCACGTCTTCTGTAATCTTTACAGCTCGACGCAAAATTGAGAGACTTCTGGGTACGTTTTGTCTAGACGAATGGTCCAACTCTATCGGCTTTGGCCCTGGCGCAACAACTTCGTTGAAACGCCAGTTCGGTGATGTATACTTTAAGTTGAAAAACGAAAAAGCAAACGTATCACCTAGAGCGCGCCGTTATGCGGACGTCTTAAGAGAGTGGGCCCCTAACTTAGGGCTTTACCCTCCCACCGACGTTCCAAGTAATCGCGTAACCACTGTCCCTAAATCCGCGAAGACCGATCGTCTTATTGCGATCGAACCCGATTATAACCTTCTCTTTCAGAAAGGTGTTGGGTTGATGATACGGAAAAGACTACGGAAAGCTGGGCTTCTCTTGCGAGATGCTCAGGACCGTAACCGGGATTTGGCACGGGCCGGCAGCCTGGATGGGTCATTATGTACTATTGACCTGTCTATGGCTTCCGATACCCTTTCCAAGACCCTGGTCCAAATGCTGATGCCTGAATCTTGGCTAAAGCATATGGACAATTTCCGCTCTGAGTTTTCTTCGGTGAATGGGGAACCACGCATTCTGCATAAGTATAGCAGTATGGGCAATGGTTTCACATTCGAGCTAGAGACGTTGATCTTCTGGGCTATTGCCCGGTCGGTCATTGAGCTCTGCTCAATTAGGGAGAAACGCTGCTTAGTCTTCGGCGATGACATTATTGTGTCGACCGATTGCTACGCACCACTGACCTTCGTCCTTTCGGACTTAGGATTCTCAGTGAACCAGGAGAAAAGCTTTTCCGCAGGCCCCTTTAGGGAATCCTGTGGCGGGCATTACTTCCTGGGCGTTGACGTAACGCCGTTTTACATCAAGAAGAGGCTAACTAGCCCTCTGATCAATGTGCTCGCAAATGCGATCACAACATGGAGCGGGCGGACTTCAGTCTTCGGACTGGATGACACCCTTTCTCATGTTCACGATAGGTTGACCAAGATCCAGAAACGTTCTGGCTGGTACTGTCCTATCCCATTAGGGATGCCGGAGGATTCCGGTATTGTGGTTGATTTTGATGTAGCGCGTCCGACCCTCGAGGGAAACTTTGGGGGGCTGCGCGTGTGGCGTGTTAACTATGTGAGGCAGCAGGACTACGCTCGACCTAGGTCGGATCGTTATGTCCTTGCCAGAGCCCTATGGCTCGGCCGGCTTCGTGACGAAAGTCAAGAACCAGTCGGACCTTACCCATCAGTATCGGGTAATTATAGACGCTCTTCCACATTAGTTTACCAGTGGCCAAGTGTCGGCTCTTACGAGTCGGCATAGCTCTTTTGTCAGCATCCTTGCTGACTGGACTCTAGAGTTCTTCTAGAGGAATCGTTTTTAACGATTACATAGATTGC